CGCGCGCGCCGCGTCAGCCGACGCACGCGCAGGACGGCTCCGAAAGGTTCTATACGGGCTCGAACGCCAGCCACAGCGTGCCGGATCTGATCTGCCTCGCGGATGATCGGGTCAAGATCGTGCTGGCACAGGGCGGCGACACGAAGACGGGCCGCTTCATCATCACGGTGATCTGATGCTGTCGGTCCTCGTTCCCGCGACGTCCTCGCGCCTGACCTCGCTCGATGCGGTCAAGCGCGAGCTTTCGATCTCGGGGACGGGCGACGACGCGCGGCTGCTGGCCTATATCGATCAGGCCAGCGCCGTCATCGCGGACTATCTCGGGCGTCCGCTCGGGCGCGAGACCGTCGCGGAAACGCTGCGGCTCTCGGCCTCGTCCGAGGTCATCATGCTGTCGCGCTGGCCGGTGGTCAGCGTGACGAGCATCGTCGAGGACGGCGCGACGCTCGCCGCCACCGACTACGAGATCGACCGCAGCTTCGCCTATCGTCTCTTCGACGACGAACGCGCACGCTGGCCGGCGGTGAAGGTCGTCCTGACCTACGTCGCGGGCTACGATCTGCCGGACGGCGTTGCACCGGCCATCGAACGCGCGGCGACGCAGCTGGTCGTCGCGATGAACGCCTCGCGCGGGCGCGATCCTTCGCTGCGCTCCGAGAGCGTCGAGGGCATCGGCGCGCAATCCTGGCTCGACCCGCGCAATGGCGGCGGGCCGCTACCTGACGGCGTCGTGGCGCTGCTCAATCCATATCGAGAGGTCATCGTATGAGCGGCACGTTCAGCCTGGGCGACTTCTCCATCGGCGCAGCCGCGACGCAAGTCGGTGATGTGGTCGATGATCTCAGCGGCGCGCTCGCCGTCACGCTCTCTGCGCGCCTGGCCTATGGCTCGGGCGGCACATCTTGCTACGCGGCGGTCGAGACCTCGCTCGATCAGGGCGTGACCTGGGTGCAGATCGCGAGGTTCGACTTCACGACCTCGGGGCTCCAGAAGGTGATGACCGTTTCTGGCCTCACGCCGCGCATCGCCGCAGCGACCGCCGGAAGCCTCGCCGCAGACACCGCGCTCGACGGCGTGCTGGGCGATCGGCTGCGTGCGACGGTGGTCTCGACGGGCACTTATGCCGGGTCCACGGTGGTCTCGGTCCGCGCCAACGTGCGATGAACACGCGCGGCGCGCTTGATCGGCTCGGCCAGGTCGCGCAGCTGCGGCGGCTGACCGGCATCGGCGCGAACCAAGTCTGGCATGAGGTGACGTTGCGCGTTTTCGCGCGCCAGTTCCGCGCACAGGAGATCGTGCCGGGATCAGGGCTACAGCAGGGCGACCGCCAGATCATCGCGCATCACGCTGAGATCGACGCCGCTCAATGGCCGGCTCCTCCGCGCCGCGATGACAAGCTGCTCCTCGAAGGGCGGCTCCTCAACGTGCAGTCGGTCGAGACCGTGCGCGTCGGTGAGACGGTCGAGCGTTACAACATGGTTTGCCGGGGATGAGAGCGTCCCGCTCGCCGCGCGTCTTTGCGCGCGAGATCACGGTGGCATCGAAGAACCTGTTCCCGGCGCAAGTCGAGGCGCTGCTCGAGGACGCCGCGCGCCGCGAGAAAGCGCGCGTCCTGGCCGAGCAGACACAACGCGCGGGCATCGCACCGACCACCGAGACCATCGTGGACGGACGGCGCGGCGCGCCTATCGACGCCGCGACGGACAGGTCCACCATCATCATCGAATACGAATACCTCCGCGAGATCGCCGCATGGCTCCTCGACACGCTGGAGCGCGGCGCGGTGCGCGGGCCGACCGGCGCTTACGCGCGCTCGTTCATCCTGCTGGTCGATGGCGTCGAGGCTCAGGTCTCCGCCATCACTCACGACACGCAGTCCTTCGTCGTCGCGAACACGAAGCCCTACGCGCGGCGGCTCGAAGTCGGCAAGACCAAGTCAGGCTCGCCGTTCATCGTGGATGACAGCCGATATCGGTATGTGGACAGCGTCGCCAAGGCGGCCAAAGCGCGCTTCGGTAACGTCGCGCTCGTCCGGCACACATTCGTCACCCTGTCGGGTGCCTATCGTCTACGCCGCGCGCAGGGCAAGCGCCGCGACCGTCAGGCCGGATCGGAGATTTCCTATCCCGGCGTCCGTGTTTCCAAGCTCTAGGAGCCTCTCAAATGGCAGTCACCATCTCCCTCTACAACCACACGGCCAAGCTCTTCGCTGAGGGCTCCAACGTTCCCGGCGACACCTACAAGGTGAAGCTCTACACGGCGGCGACCTTCGACGCGACGCATACGACGCTCGCGGGTGTCGGTGGCACCGAGGCCACGACGGGAACCGGCTACACGGCCGGCGGTCCTTCGCTGGCGAACGTTGCCGTAACGACCGTGACGACGAACGACGCGCGCTTCGATGCCGACGATGTGACGCTGACGGCTTCCGGCGGCTCGATCACCGCTTCATACGGGGTCATCTACAACGACACCGACGCGAACGATCCGCCGCTCGCCTTCATCGATTTCGACGGGTCGCAGAGCGCCGGCGCTGGCACCGACTTCAAGATCATCTGGGACGCGAACGGCATCTTCAGCTTCACGGTGGCCTAAGCATGGCCGACAATGTCGCCATCACCCCAGGCTCGGGCGCGATAGCCGCCGCCGACGACATCGGCGGCGCTCTCTACCAGCGTGTCAAGGTCGCGCACGGCGCGGACGGCAGCGCGACGGATACGAGCGAGGCCGCGCCGCTGCCAACGCAGGACAGCGGCGTCTGGTGGATGCTCCAGCGCATCTATCTGATGTTGTCCAGCCCGCGTGGCTACGACAAATCGCTCCAGCGTCAGCGCGGGACGGTGCTAGTCGAAAGCGGCACGGTGACATCTGTGACGACTGTCGCAACGGTCTCGAATATAACCGGCTTCGGCAACGAACAGCCGCAGATCATGGCCCGCGCGATGTCTCGCGCTTCCTGGCGCGCAAATGTGCGCGCGTGCATTTCCTGAGGTCTCCAGATGGCGAATACGTTCAAGAAGGTGATCGACCGTCTGGAGTGGGTGCAGACCGCGCCCGCGCCAAACGCGCATGCTGCTGGGACGTCGATGTGCTACGACATGCGAAGCGACGTCTCCAGAAATCCATTCGTCTATGACTGGATCAGCACCAGCGTGCTGAACCGCTACAACATCGTCACCAAATCCTGGCAGCTGGCTATCAACCCTGGCGCGGCGGCACTCGCAGCCGGGGCCACAAGCTGCTTTGCCCCGTCGTTCGCCTCTGTTGGCACCATCGCGGCTGGAGCGACCACGACCAGCTTCACGCTCTCGACGGCGTTGCCGACTGCGGTTGGCGTCAACATGCTGGCGAACCGTGGCGGCTCGGGCGAATACGGTTTCAAGATCCGCATCACCGACACCACAGCGGGCAAGGTCGAGGAACGTTTCATCGTCGCGAACACGGGCGGCACGACGCCAACGATCACCGTCGATAACGCCTTCACGTTCACTCCCGCGACCGGCGCGCGATACGAATTGCTTTCGGGTCGCGTCATGCTGCTGTCGAGCGGTGCGCTGGCGGCGGCGTCGTGGCGTAGTTTCGAGATCGCGGCGAACACGCTGGCGAATTTGAGCACGACCAACCTCGTCGCCACCGTCGCCACCGATAGCGCGCTGCTCGTCCTCGATGAGCAGTATACGCCGCATGACTGCAAACCCGGCGAGGGCATGATCCAAGGGACCAGCGAATACGACAACAATCTGGTCTCGCGAAAGGCGCTGGTCGCGACTGCAACGGCGGCTGGAACGCTCACAGGTCAGGCGACGGGCGGCGATGCTGTCGTCGCGGCGAACGAGTACCGTAATTTTCAGATCCGCATCGTGCAGGATACCGGCACGCCCGCTGCGGTCGGCCAGCGTCGCATCATCGCTTCGCACACGGCTGGCGCATCGCCGGTCTACACGCTGGGCACCAACTGGTCCACGACGCCTTCCAGCACGGCCAAATACGTCATCGAGCTTCCGAATATCATCGTCCTGCGGACCAGCGGCAACTCGACGACCTACACCTACAATTACAGCGACGCGACGATCAACAACGGTACGAACAGCATCAATGCGAATGCGTGGTCCACGGCTTATATCGGCGCGGCACCAGCGGCGAACGCAGCAGGATGCTTGTGGGCTTCGTCGTTTGGCATCCAGCCCGACGCGGCGCGCAACGCAAGGCACAGCTTCAACTTCTTCTTTCGTGGCGGTGCGACGACGCTGGATCTCCTCGACATCGCGGGCGGCACGACTGGCGCATGGACCGGCGCGGTGGTGTACGATGGCGCGAACAATTCGCTCGGCGTGGGAACGTGCGGCTCTTATTCTCCATACGGACAAGAAGGGCGATTTACCTATCTCAATATCTACGTCGCCTCTCAGGTCAATCAGATATTCCGCTTCGACGCGCAGAACCGGGTGATGGTCTCTCACACGCCGACTGATTTCCTCCAGGCTGGCACCGCCGCCATTGGCGGGCGAATGGCGGCCTTCGCGGCGATTGACGGAAACGACAAATACGACGTCGTCCTCCTGAAATCGCATCTCTCCACGGTCTCCCAAGAGCTGGTGGTGCTGGTCTGATGTCCATCTCCGATCTGATCCGCCTCGCGCAGAACCGCCTCGCCACGCTCAACAGCGCGCGAGCGACCGCCGACCGGGACGGCGACGCTGATCGTGTCGCCGCGCTCGACACCGAGATCGCAGAGACCGAGGCCACGCTGGCGGCGCTGCGGGGGATCTGACGCATGTTGAAGCTCGCGAACCGCGCGAAGATGAGCACTGCCACCACCGGCACGGGTACGATCACGCTCGGCTCGGCGGCGGCGGGCTTTCAGTCGTTCGCGGATGCTGGCGTGGTCGATGGTGACGCGATCCGCTACGTCATCGAGGACGGGAACAACTGGGAGATCGGCCAGGGCACCTACACCGCCAGCGGCACGACCCTTTCGCGCACGGTGCTGGAGAGCAGCAACAGCGACACCGCCATCAGCCTGTCCGGCTCGGCCACGGTGCTGATCACCGCTGCGGCAGAGGATGTTGCCCAGGTCAAGATCGACACCTACACAACGGCGGGATCGACCACCTGGACGAAGCCTAGCTGGGCGAAGATGGTCAAGGTGATCGCGATTGGCGGGGGCGGTGGCGGCGGGTCGGGGGCGCGGTACGCGACCTCTTCGGCGCGCGGTGGGGCCGCTGGGGGCACTGGCGGATCATTGGTTGAAGCCGTTTTCCCGGCCAGCTATCTAAGCGCAACAGAAACTGTTGTTGTCGGGGCGGGAGGCACGGGCGGCGCATCTCAAACGGTAGACACCAGCAACGGCCAACCTGGATCTGACGGTGGCAATTCAAGCTTTGGATCATTCTTCATAGCTGGTGGGGGGCCGCTTGGTGGTGGGGGCAAAACGACAATCACTGGCGGTCAAGCAGGAACTGGATTCGCTAGCTTTATGTCAGCGGTTGGGGGGACTGGACAAACGGGAACTTTAACTGCTGGAGTCTCGACAACAATATCTGGCACTGCATACGCTCCCGCCACAGGCGGCGGCGGTGGCGGCGGCGCAGGAGCTAGTTCAACCACAGGAGCAGATGGCGGCTACGCTTTCGCGATCCGAGCGCCATCAACAACGGGTCCAACGACAGGAATCCTCTACGCGACAATCGACGGCGGCGTGAAAGGCACATCCGGCGGCGCTGGCGGTGCTGGAAATTCTGCCGATTTCATCGACCACAAGATAGCGACTGGCGGCGGCGGCGGCTCCTACGCCACCGGCCAAGCGACCGGCGCGGGCGGCAACGGCGCGCAGCCAGGCGGCGGCGGCGGCGGTGGCGCAGCGTCCGATAACGGCTACGCCAGCGGCGCAGGCGGCAACGGCGGCGATGGGTGGGTGAGGATCATCTCATGGGCGTGAAGCAGTTTCTCCTCAATCCCGATGGCAGCATTCCCGAAGGCGCGAATGTCGAGGCACTCAAGCGCGCGGGCATCCCGCTCGTCCTGCCGACGCCGCGCTGGCGTCCGGCTCCCGGCATGATGCTGGTCGAGGCCGAGCCCGAGATGCGCGACGGAGCCATGCGACAGACATGGCGAGAAGTCGAAATCCCGCCCGCGCCATCGGCTGACGAAGAACCGACCGAGTAAGCGATGCTCGGGTCTGCGCCGCTAGCATCTGCGCCGCTTGGCGCGTCTGGTGCTGGCGCGACGCCAGCCACGACGATCAATGTTCCCGCCGCGACGATCACCGTCGCGGGCATCGCGCCCAGCGCGATACAGACCTTCACGCCCATTCAAGGGCTGCTGTTCCTTTTCGCCAATCTCTATGGCGCGGCGGCAGTCAACATCCTCGCGCCCGCTGCGACCATCACCATCGCCGCCAACGCGCCGACCATCCAGGCCGCGACGGGTCCGTCCATTGTCGTCCCGGCGGCGACCATCGCGCTTTCGGCCAGCGCGCCGAGCCTTGCAGCGGGCAAGTCCGTCGCCGCTCCTGCTGCGACGATCAGCCTCGCGGGCAATGCTCCTGCGATCTCGGCGGGCAAGCGCGTCGTCGTTCCCGCTGCCGCTCTTCTCATGGGCGGCGAGATCCCGGCGATCAGGACGGGCAAGTCCGTCTCCGTCCCTGCCGCGACGATCAGCCTCGCGGCGAGCGTCCCGTCGATCAGCGCGGGCAAGCGTGTCGCGGTTCCGGCGGCGACCATCGCGCTGTCGGCATCGGCACCAACCGTCTCGGTCGGTGACGCTGTCGCTGTCCCTTCCGCCACGATCACGCTGGCCGCGATTTCGCCATCCGTGGCGAGCGGAAAGAGCGTCGCCGCCCCTTCGGCCACTATCGCGCTTTCTGCCGCTCCACCGACGATCCAGGCGGCTTCTGGCATCAGCGTGGATGTGCCCACCGCCTCCATCCTCCTCGGCGGCGAAGCGCCGTCGATCTCGGCGGGCAAGTCCATCACCGTCCCGCTCGCCTCGGCTCAGGTTCTCGCGGCGCTCGCGCCGCAGCTGGCGGCGGGCAAGAGCATCACAGTCCCTGCCGCCACCGTCACGCTCACCGCCGCGTCCCCGACGCTCGCAGCGGGCAAAGCGATCGAAGTCGCCGCAGCGGCCATCGCCATCGGCGGCATCCCGCCGCGCATCCAGCTTATCGCGCCCCCCGGCACGCTGCGTGTCATCCGCGACGCCATCAGAAGCGCCTGGGATGCCCGCTGGCCGCATGGAACGACCTACCGGGTGCTCTGGCAGGTCAACGACAACGAGAGCGTCCCTGAGCCCGGCGAGGCGCGCGCGTGGGTGCATGTGATGGTGGACTTCGACGGCGAGGATGTGCGCGCGTATGCCGGCGGTCGCGAGGCGTCCGACCGCGAGTGGCGCGGAACGGTCGAGATCCGCGTGATCGCTGAGACGGGCTACGGTGACGACGCCGCGCTCGATCTGCTCGATGACGCGGTCGGCGTCTACCGCTCGCGCCGCGAGGCGGGGCTATCGTTCATCGAGGGCTCCACCGAGATCTTCGATAGCGCGACCGAGGACGGCGCGTGGTTCATCCGTGGCACGATGATGCCCTGGACGTATGAGTACCGGGCATGAGCCTCAGGACCACCATTCGCACCGAGATCAAGGCCGTCTGGGATGCGCGCTGGCCGCACGGCGAAACCTACCGCGTCATCTGGCACGAAAACGCACACCCCGACACGCCGACCCCGGGCGAGGTGCAGCACTGGCTGCATCTGCATGCCGAGTTCAGCCGCGAGGAGATGCGCGCATTCGGCGGCGGCTCTCTAGCCAACGAGCGGCTCTGGTTCGGCGCGGTCGCTGTGCGCGTGTTCAGCGAGGTTGGCATCGGCGAGGACGTCACCCTCGACCTCCTCGACGCCGCCGTCGTGGCGCTCCGCGCGCGGCGCGCGGGCAATCTGACCTTCGTCGGACCTATCGTCGGCATAGCCGACACAACACGCTCGAACGGCGCGTGGTATAGTCGCGGCGCGTCGATCCCGTTTCAATATCGCTTCCAGGGCTAAGGAGACCCGATCATGCCGATCAGTGAAGGCGTGCAGTCACGCATCGTCTACAAGGCTTACAGCAGCGGGTCGATCACGGCCAACAGCGAGCCGAACACCGCGACCGATCCCGGCTCGTCCGGCGGTCAGGTGCTGCGGCGCGTGTCGTCGTCGCTGAACCTGGTGAAGGACAGCTACCAGTCCGAAGAGATCAGGACCGATCGGCAGATCGCGGACTTCCGTCACGGGCTGCGGCGCGTCGAAGGCGCGATCTCGGGCGAGCTTTCGCCGTCCACCTACTTCGAACTCCTGGTCGCCGCGCATCGCGACACGGCGGTGTCGGCGCTGTCGCTGAGCAATACGCAGTTCACCTCGGTGACGAGCGACAGCTCGACCTCGACGTTCGTCTTCACTGCGGGTGACCCGGTGACGAGCGGTCTGCGTGTCGGTGACATCATCCGCTTCGGCACGCTCGCCACGGCGGCGAACAACGACAAGAACTTCGTGATCCGGGCCTTCGGCGGTACGAGCAATCGCACCGTCACCGTCAGCCCTGCGCCGACCACCGACGCGGTGGCCGACACCAGCTTCACCGTGACCCGCCCCGGCAAGACCACCATCGTCCCGGCCTCGGGCTTCACGGCGCGCAAGTTCGGCATCGAGGAGTATCGTGAGGACTTGGATCTGTCGCGCCTCTTCACCGAATGCCGCGTGTCCGGCTACTCGTTGAGCCTCCCGGCCACCGGCCTCTCGACGGTGGAAATCCCAGTCATGGGCCGCAACGCGGTGTCGCTGTCCGCCGGGTCCGCGCCCTACTTCACCGCTCCGACTGCCGCGACGACGACCTCGGCCTGTGCCTCGGCCAACGGCCTGATCCTGTCGCCGGACGCTGGCTCGTCGCCGCTCGGCATCGTGACCGGCATCGACATCGCGCTCGATCTGGAAGCCGAGATGCAAGCGGTCATCAATCAGAACATCGCGCCCGAGATCTTCCTTGGTCGCGCGAATGTGACGGGCACGGTGTCGGCGTTCGTCGAGGACTTCGCGTTGTTCAACGCCTTCCTCAATGAGAGCGAGCTTCAGCTGATCGTGCGCGTGGACAGCGGCTCGGCGTCGAATGCCGATGCCATCTGCATCTACCTCCCGCGCGTCAAGCTCGGCGGCGCGGACATGCCGTTGAGCGGCGCGAACGGCCAGACCATCTCGCTGCCGTTCCAGGCGCTTCGCTACACCGGAAGCGCGGCGGGCCGCGACACCACGACGATCCGCATCCACGACACGGCGGCCTGAGCATGTCGCGTTTCGCCGGTCTCGGCGCGTCGGTGGACAAGCCGACGCGCTGCTATCTCTCAATCCCTGTCGCCGGTCGTCCGCCGCTTCTCTCGCGCGATGGCGATCAGGCATACATCGACTGCCTGTCTCTCGACAGCCGCGAAGCAGGCGCGCAACGCCGCGCATCCGCTATCGCGCGCCTCGACCGCCGCGCGGCGAAGCTCACCGCCGACGACATCGAGGCCGAACAGGTCGGAATGCTCGTCGCGCTCATCACCGGCTGGCGGCTGTATTCGCTGGCCGGCGACCCGCTCGACGTCGAGTGCGACGAAGCCGCGAAGCGCGAATTGATGAGCGATCCGACCTTCGCCTGGGTCCGCCGCCAGGTTGAGGAGCACATCGGAGACCTGGGAAACTGGCTGAGCGCGACGGCGAACTGATCGCTTTCGCGCGTCATCGTTTCGATCTGGATCTGCCGCGCAAGGGCGGTCGCAAGCGCGACCACCTGGAGAGTGTCGCGCGGCAGCTAGGACGCCGCCCTGCGGGCCTCGACGGGCCACCGCTGCCCGCGTGGGGCGAGCACATCTGGTCGGCGTGGCTCGATCTCCACCAGGGTCGGCGCGTCGGCTTCAACGGTGCCGAGCCGTTGTCCTGGGCCGATCTCGACGCATGGTCGCGGCTGACTGGCGCGGAGATGCGGCCTGACGAGGTGGCGCTTCTGATGCGAGTGGATCGCGAGTTCTTCGCCGTGCGCGGCGAGATTGAGGGACGGAAATGATCAACGCGCCGAAGGAATCGATCCTCAAGGCTGGCCTCGACGCGAGCGAATACACGCGCGGCGCGCAGGAGATCGATCGGGCTAACACCGAGATCTCCGCGAGCAGCGGCCTGGTCGAGCAGTCTCAGGAGAAGATGACCCGCTCGCTGGTCTCGTCTTCGTCCAGCATGGACCGCCTTCAGGCTTCGCTCGACAAGGGCTTCGCGTCGCAGCTCCGCTACGAACAGATCGTGGACCGCGTCAATTCCGCGATGGAACGCGGACGCATCTCGCAGGAGCGCGGCGCGCAGATCATCAGCCTCGCGCAGCAGCGATACATGTCGGCGGCGACTGCGACGGCGGCGATGGGCGCGGCGACTGCTGCCGCTGCGACATCGGGCCGAAACTTCGGCGCGATCGCGCAACAGGCGGGCTATCAGATCGGAGACTTCGCCTCACAGGTCGCTTCGGGCGGCTCGGCGGTAACGGCGTTCGTCCAGCAAGGATCGCAGATGCTGGGCATGTTCGGCATGTTTGGCGCGGTCGCTGGCGCGGCGCTGGCTATCGGCGGCGTGGCCTATCAGATGTGGGCGGCGCGGGATGCGGCGAAGGCGACCAAGACCGAGATTGAGTCGCTCACCGATGCAATCAAGAAGTTCAACGACGAAGCGGAAGAACGGTCTCTTGGAGACCCCGGCGAGCGCGCACGGCGGCGGCTCGCGGACCTTGAGGGGCAGCTCCGAGAGGCTCAGGCCATCCGCGACGCCCTCATGCAGCAGGGCATCGGCGGCACAGGAGATGAGTTCGGCGCGGCTGCGATGGTCGGCGCAACGCAGCCAGCCATCCTTGAAGCACAGATCAAGGCGCTCCGAGAGCAGATCCCGATATACGATCAACTGCGAAAGGCAGCAGCAGATCGGACGCAGGAAGAGCGCGAGCAGGGATGGCAGCTTGACGGCATCCTTGAGAAGCAGCGCGAGCGTCGGCGCATAGAGGAAGAGGCCATCCGCGCGCGTGAGGAAGCGTCGAAGCGCCTTCTCGCCGACGTTACCTCCCTCGAAAACACCCTCGACCCGCTGACCGCCGCGACCCGTCGCTGGGCCGATCAACAGGCGCTGCTGGCACAGGCGCTCGACGCGGCCATCATCAGCCAGGAGCGGTACAACGAACTGGTCGCGATGTCGGACGAGGCGTTCCGAAAGGCCACCGAGAAGCAGACCGAATACCTGACCGGGATCGAGCGACAGTCGCGCCAGAACGAGAATCTCGCGCGCGATCTCGGCCTGTCCTTCCAGTCCGCTTTCGAGGACGCGATCCTGCGCGGCGAGAAGCTGCGCGGCGTGCTGGCCGGGATCGCGCAGGATATCGCGCGCATCATCCTGCGCCAGACGGTCACCACGCCGCTCGCCAACCTCGTCATGGGCGGGATCTCCAGCGCCTTTGGTGGCCTGTTCGGCGGTGGGCCAGGCGACATCAGAGGACCGGGCGGCTCGACCAGCATCCCGTTCGGCGGGCCTCGCGCTCTCGGCGGGCCGGTCGAGGCGGGCAGCGCCTATCTGGTCGGTGAGCAGGGGCCGGAACTGTTCATGCCCGGTCAGTCAGGCCGGATCATCCCGAACGGACAGGCCGGTTCCACCGTGGTCAATCAGACGATCCAGATCAGCGTCGGCGTCGCTCAGACCGTCCGCGCCGAGATCGCCGCGCTCATGCCCGCGATCAAGCGCCAGACGGTCGATGCGGTGGCGGATGCCAGGATGCGCGGCGGATCGTTCGCCGCCGCGATGGGAACCTGAGCCATGACGATAACCTACCCCATCACCCTCCCGACATCCGGCGGCTACGCGCGCGTCGAGTTTCGCATGGGCAACGTGGTCGGCGTCTCGACCTCGCCGTTCACCCTCCAGCAGCAACTGGTCCGTCACCAGGGCGCGCGGTGGGAAGCGGACGTCACCGTCGCGGAGATGGAGCGTCCCGCCGCCGAGGAATGGATCGCCGCGCTAGCCTCGCTGCGCGGTGCATGGGGCACGTTCCGCCTGGCCGATCCTGGCGGTGCGACGCCGAGCGGAACATGGGCGGGCACGCCGCTGGTCAAGGGTGCGTCGCAGACCGGCGAGACGCTCCTGGTCGATGGCTTCTCGGCGGGCGCGACGGTCAAGGCGGGCGACTATTTCCAGGTCGGAGACCGGCTCTACAAAGTACTGGTGGACGCCACCGAGAGCAGCGGCGAAATCACGCTCGACATCTGGCCGCGCTTGCGCGAGAGCCCTGCCGATAACGCCGTCGTGACGACGAGCGCCGCCAAGGGCTTGTTCCGGCTCGCGAGCAACACGCAGGGCTGGGCGCTCCAGGGTGCAGGGCTGCGCTACACGCTCGCCTTCGGCGCGGTCGAGGCGATCTGATGTCCCGCGATCTCACCGCATCCGTCATCACGCAGCTACAGGCCGCGTCCGTCGAGGTCGGCATCCTGTTTGAAGGCGAGTTCGCCTCGGGCTGGGTCCGGCTCTGGAGCGGCATCGGCAACCTGTCCTGGGACGGGAAGACATGGTCCGGCGTCGGCACGTTGCTCGGCATCTCGGCCATCGATGAAACGAACGAGATCCGCGCCTCTGGCCTGACGGTGTCGCTGTCCGGCGTGCCTTCCGATCTGCTCGCCGCCGCGCTCGGTGACGCGCGATCGGGCAAGACGGGCCGCGTCTATCTGGCCTTCTTCAGCAGCGGCTCGGTCGTGGCAGACCCGGTGCTACAATTCGAGGGCCGTCTCGACGTCCCGGCGATCGAGGACGGCGAGGACACCGCCACCATCGCGATCTCCTACGAGAGCGAACTGATCGACCTAGAGCGCGCCCGCGAGCGCCGCTACACGCCAGAGGATCAGGCGATAGATTACCCCGGCGATCTCGGTTTCGCGTATGTTGCAAGCCTCCAAGACGCACAGATCACATGGGGCCGATGATGATCGCACGCCGTGAGGATTGGCCGTCGAGGCTCGCCGCCGCGCTTGAGGATGCGCGCGATAAGCCATTCCAGTGGGGCGTCCACGACTGCGGCCTTTTCGCGGGCGACTGCGTCCTGGCGATGACCGACGTCGATCCCGTCGCGCTCTATCGCGGGCAATACACCGACGAGGAAGGCGCGCGGGCGACCATGCTCGCGCTGTCCGGCGGCGGGCTACGCGCGGTGTGGACCAAGGCTCTCGGGCCAGCGATGAATAACGTCCTCATGGCGAAGCGCGGCGACGTCGTGCTCGTCACGACGGACTACGGCGAGACGGAAGCCACCGGGATCGTCGCAGGAGCGCGCGTGGCGTGCCTTTCGCAGTCGGGGCTACTCATGCTGCCCGCGCGCTGCATCGTCGCTGCCTGGGGCGTCTGATGCCGTTTGTTGGGGCCGCCGTCGCCGCCGCACTCGGCCTGACAGGAACGGTCGCGACGGTGGTCGCCTTCGCCGTCAACATCGTGGCCTCGATCACGATTTCCGCGCTGGCCGGATCAATCTTCCGGCCGAAATTGCCGAAACTCTCCGACCCTTTCGCCGGAGCACAGCGCACGCAGACCGTGCGCGAGCCGATCACGCCGTGGCGCGTGGTCTATGGCCAGGTCAGGACCGGCGGTGCGATCACGTTCCTCCATACGACCGACAGCAATTCCAAGCTCCACCTGATCATCACGCTCGCCGGTCATGAGTGCGAGGAGATCGGCGACATCTACTTCGACGACGAGGTCGTCCCGCTCGACGGCAGCGGCAACGCGACGGGGAAATACGCCGGATATGTCCGCGTCCAGAAGAAGCTCGGCACCGATGGGCAAACGGCCTTCGCTGACCTCATCACCGAAGCCAGCGACAAATGGACCGCCGACCACCGCCAGCGTGGCCGCGCGTGCATCTACGTCCGCTTGACGCACAATTCCGACCTCTTCGCGTCCGGCATCCCGAATATCACGGCGGTGGTCAAGGGCAAGAAGGTCTACGACCCGCGCACATCCACGACGGCCTGGAGCGCGAACGCGGCGCTCTGCCTGGCCGACTATCTCACCGACCCGATACGCGGTCTCGGCGTGGACTATGCGACGCGCATCGATGAGGCCGACCTCATCGCCGCCGCGAACGTCTGCGACGAGAACGTCACGCTCGCGGCGGGCGGGACCGAAGACCGCTACACGATGAACGGCACCTTCGACACCTCGCAGCGCCCGCGCGACATCATCGCCTCGATGACCGGAGCGATGGCGGGGCGCGCGTCGCTCGTCGGCGGGACATGGTCGATCTTCGCGGGCGCATACACCGCGCCGACGATCACGCTGACCGAGGCCGATCTGCGCGGGCCGATCCGCGTGTCGTCGCGCTTGAGCCGCCGCGATCTCGCCAACGGCGTCAAGGGCACGTTCGTCTCGCCGGACAACAAGTGGCAAGCGAGCGATTTCCCGCCGGTCACAAACGCGACCTATGTCAGCGACGACGGCGGCGAGAAGCTCTGGCGCGATATCGATCTCCCGTTCACTACCTCTGCGGCCACCGCGCAGCGCATCGCGCGCATTGAGCTACGCAAGGCGCGGCAGCAGATCAGCGTGCAACTGGCGGCGAAGCTCACGGCGTATCGGCTGGTGCCTGGCGATGTCGTCGGCCTGACGAACACGCGCATGGGCTGGACGGCGAAGCCCTTCGAGGTCACCGGCTTGCGCTTTGTCACCGACGGCGACGGCAGTCTCGGCGTCGATCTCGATCTGCGTGAGACCGCCTCGACCGTCTACGACTGGACGGCGGGCACCGACGAGGAAGAGGTCGATCCCGCGCCGGACACCGATCTGCCGAACCCGTTTTCGGTCAGCGCGCCGACATCGCTGGTCCTGGCGAGCGGCGACGCCGAGATCCTCCAGCTGGCCGAAGGCTCGGTGATCTCGCGGATCAAGGCGACATGGACCGCGCCGAGCGATGCGCGCGTCGCGAACTACGAGCTAGCGTGGAAGAAGTCCGCCGAGGCAGATTGGGACAGCGTGCTTTCGTCAGCATCCGTCTCGGTCGGCTACGTCGCGCCGGTCGAGGACGGCACGGCCTACGATGTGCGTGTCCGATCGATCTCGGGCCTCGGTGTGGTTTCGGGCTGGGTCGCCGTCACTGGGCATGTGGTAGCTGGGAAATCGGCTGCGCCGCCGCGCCCTGACACGTTCCAGGTCGCGCGCATCGCGGACGGAACGCGGCGCTTCACATGGTCGCTCGCGAGCGTGCCGGCGGATGTGCGGTCGGGCGGCGGCTATCGCATCCGCTACAAGACCTCCTCGACGACCGACTGGTCCTCGATGACGGCGCTCCACGAAGGGCTGCTCATCTCGTCGCCGTATGAGACCGCTGATCTGGCCTCGGGCACATACTGGTTCGCGATCAAGACCGTGGATAGCTCGGGCAACGAAAGCACCGACGCGCGCTTCATCTCGTCCGCCGTGCTAGGTGATCCGCCGCTGCGCGATGTCCTGCTCCAGCGGATCGAGCAGTCGCTCGTATGGCCGGGGACGAAGACCAGCTGCTTCCTCGACGCGGACAATGCGCTCCACGCTACGTCCTCGCAGAACTGGTCGAACCTTCCGAGCGCCTGGTCGAGTTTGCCGGCGACCTGGGACAACATCCTCACCAATAACAGCCCGCTTCGCTACGAGACGCCGGTCCTCGACCTCGGGGCCGATGTGACCTTCACGCCTCTGGTGACGGCGGTGGCGAATGGCACCGTCACGCTCGAAATGAAGACGGGGACTACCGCCGATGGCACCGTCACCGGCTCCTGGGTCGCGCTGGCGCTGTCCGAGGGCAAGCGATATGTGCAGATCCGCGCGAGCGTCTCAGACACGACGCCGGTCCTGTCTGGCCTGACCACGATCATCTCGTCCAGCAGCTACACCGACACCTACGAGGACGTAAACACGGCGACCGAGACGGCGTCGTGGTTCTCATCGGTGGCAGCGGGGCATTTCAAGATCGGCGCTCGCGGCCAGCTGGCGGCGATCTCGACCGCCCGTATCCTGGCGTTGCAGAACGTCGGCGCGGGCTGGTCGTGGGAACTGATCTCGAAAACGCAGACAGTAAACAGCGAGCCAGCGGCTGAATTCAAAGTGTACAATTCTTCTGGTACACTCGCCAATGCAACGATCGATGTAGAGCTGCGAGGGCCACAGGCATGACGCTCCCCACGAACGCCTCGAAAGCGAACCTCGACAGCGCGACGGACGACCCGAAGCTTGCGCGTCCCGATCTCGCGGACTTGGTGGACAAGTTCAACGACCTACTGACCCACCTTAATCTCTCGACCATTACTAGCGGGCCAGCATCGATCCCGCTCTCGGTCGCGAACGGCGGCACTGGCGCGGCGACCGCCGCAGCAGCGCGCACCAATCTCGGCGTCGAGGATGCCACCGAAAGCGCCGCCGGTCGCATCGAGATCGCGACGCAGACTGAGGCGAATAACGGCACCGATGACACGCGCGCGCTGACGCCGCTGAAGCTCGCGAATATCGCGCCCGCTTCGGTGACCTATTCGACCAGCGACCAGATCCTCATCCTCGATGAAAGCGACAGCAACAAGTTGAAGCGCGCGACGGTGACGACGGGCAAGGTTCTTCAGGTCGTCAACACGACGAGCAGCGCAGTCGCCACGAACACGAACGCGATGTTCTATGATGACAGCGTCCCGCAAAACACAGAGGGCGCAGAACTGATGACGGCGACGATCACGCCGTCGAACTCGAGCAACAAGCTTCGCATCGACGTCACCGTGTTCTGTGCCTCATCCTTCGGGGATATGGTGGTCGCGCTATTTCAGGACAGCACCGCGAATGCGCTGGCGGCTGGCGGGCATGACATCATCAACCGCGCCAACGCGATGATCGAAATCTCGTTCACCCACTACATGACCGCCGGCACGACGTCGGCCACGACGTTCAAGGTGCGCGGCGGGCAGAGCAACGCGGGCAGCA